CTAGTTCGGATCGCAATAAATAACCGATTTAATATCTTTAGGGAGATAATCATATTCGGAATAATGCTCCCGGAGGAAAACAGTTCCCTTTTGAATCTCGCTCCGGTTCCCCTCTCCGTAAATTTGCCATAAATGAGGATCAATCAATTTTAGCCTTTCGATCTCCTTTACTTGCTCACGAGGGAGAAAAGGATTGTCTTTATACGTCGAAATAATGAGCTTAACGTCGTTCCTCGTTAATACGTTTTTAATGATCCAATGATCCTCCTCAATACTCGGGTTATAGTCGAGGAAAATTTTCTTTGTGGTTCTGAAAATCAGCTGTTGAAAATCCTCCTCAGATATTTCGTTTGCCTCGTTAATCCATAAATAATCACGCTTACGGCCTCTTACTTTCTGCTGATCGTCAATAGAGAAATAATCGATCAGGTTCCCGTTCAGTTTGTAAGTGTGATCTGTCTTATTGTGTGCTGCTTCGGAGTATAGGTTATAACTCTCGAGCAGCTCAAAAAAATCTCTCATTACTGAGGCCTTGAGAGCCGGGAAAGACTTTCTAACTATCGAGAAAGTTTCCCCGTGAAACTGTAAAGCTAAATAAATATATAACTGAGCAAGAGAAATTGTTTTACTGCTTCGCGTTCCTCCCTGATTGACAATAATTCTTATATTATCGTCTTGAAACGCCTCAAGAGTCTGAGTAAATACCTTTGTATGTCTGATCTCAAGTTCCCTCATTATCTCTTATCACTTCGACTAATCTGATTGTATTGATTTTTTCTCCCCCGGTTGTAATATCGAGATGAGACTTTTCAGTATATCCCCGCTGTTTCCCTTGACATTTCAGAAAGAAAATGAGAGAGGTTGTATCTCCGGCCTTAATGTTCTCTATCAATTTGAACTCAGCAATATCGAGTTTTTTGTTCTTAATATCCTCATAAACCTCTTTCATTTCGGGATGTTTCTCCATATACTTATAAATTGCCATACGAGAAACGCCGAGGATCTTTGCCGCATAAGTGACAAATCCATTTGCTTTGTCGAGTGCCTCGGTTAAGGTCTTTTTTGTGATCTTTCTCTTTGCTGCCATTTCTGCAAATCTCCCTTAATTCTTAAAACAATTTTATCCGGGTTATTCCGGTTAATTTCACGATTGAGCGGTTCGCAAACTCCGCAAAAAACTCAACAAAATCGTTTTGAGGGAATTGGATCCCGGGGAGTAAGTTTCTTAATAGCTTCATTAGTTCGACAGCTATATTCAAAGCATAGCTTTTCGCCTCTGCTGAGGATTCGGCCTCGTGTCCGACGAAAAACTCGATTATTAACTCAGCCATGTAACCCTGTTGAGCCTTTGAGGCTCCTAAATCGAAATGAACGTAAATAAACGGAGCAGGAATATTAAAATCCACAACGGCCCCGGCCTCTTGTACCGTAATATCCGGAACGTTTAAGGTGCTCTTATTATTCTCGATCGTGTTGAGAATTGCTGCTCTTGTATTATCGTAATTTTCGACTGTCGATCTTAAATTTACCATTCGTTAAGCCCTCCCAATGTATCAATAACAGTATTAGCACGGTCCGGGATATTGGCCTGATCGGCCTGAGGGTGCTCTTTGAGTATTTGCAGAGCTCTTTCGAAATCGGCCTCGATCTGTCTGTCGAGTTCGTCTGATATTTCGACTAATAATCTCTTAGCCATTTTAGCAATAATCAGAGCGGCCGGATATTTAACCCAATCCGGGGCGTCTGTAATTGCAGCGGGAACGGTTATCCCTGTAATATCCGAAATGAGCTGAGCTGCCTGAGCCTCAATTTCAGTAAAATAGTCTGAATTGTTCCCCGTCTGTTTGCTCAAAATTGCGTACATACTAGGGGAAATAAACGGTTTAATATTGTCTAGTGATACGAACGGCATTTTATTTATCTCCTTTTTGCAGAAAAATATAAACTGAGCCTTACTAAAAAAAGTTATATACACCGACGCCAACGCATACGACTTTTAACGACGGCCCTCAATTCTTATTTTTTTACTCAGAAATTCAAACAAAATAATTCGGGAGAAAAAAGAACTATGGCAAGAACAATCAAAGTAAATATCGACGGTAAAGAGCACGAGATCGAAGTTCCGAAAGAGTATGTATTGCAAACGGAACTCTTATCAAATGACGAGCTTTTCAAAGAGGCTCTTGAGATGAGAGGAATAAAACTCGACGGAGGCTCGAATCCAACGCCTAACAACGCAAACAACAGCGCAAACGACGAAATTATAAAACAGCTCGCTGAGCAAGTAAAAGCCCTTTCCGCTGCATTGCAGGAGGAAAAGAAAGCGAGAGAGGAGGCAACTCAGAGACTACAACAGGATGCGGAGAGACAGAGAGCTAAAGAAATTGAAAATACATTGGCTCAGGCAATTAAAGACGGCCGAATTACTCCGGAACAGAAAGACAGCTGGAAAGCTCGACTCGAGAAAGATTTTGAAGCCTTTTCTCAGACTCTTAACGAGCTCCCTCCGAATCCGGCTCTTAATAATGACGGTAAAGACGGAAACAATAAGAGTCAAGATCAGCAGCCCGGCGGAAATCTCAGCACCGGGGATCCGATCCTCGACGCTGGTAAACAGCATAACGCCTCGGCAGTAATACCGGAATTAAATTAAAAAATAAAAGGAGTATAAAAAAACAATGGCAAAGAAAGACGCTAAAAAAGAAGAAATAAAAGCAAAAGAAACTCAGGTAAAAGAAGAAACAAAAGCCGAAGAAACAAAGGTCGAAATACAGGAAACGGCGGAGAGCGAAAAGCCGGAACAGATCCGAATTGAAATCGGCAAAGGAGAGCACGGCTTTTCATTCGAGTTCGACATTATCGAAAATAACGAAGTTAAAGAAACGATCGAGGTCGCTGTTTATGCAGAAGACGAGGCCGAGGCCTTGGAGAAAGCAGTTGAAGGATTGAAAGATAAAAATTTCAGATATACTCAGAAATTCAAAAAGTTTTAATCAAAAACATAGGAGTTAAATAAGATGTTAGTTTCTCAAATATCGCAAATGTCCGGGAGGGCTCAAGGTTTACTCGCAAAAATGGTAAACATTGCCCCGATTTTCCAACATGCTCAATTCCGCTTAGATGCGAGCGAATCGATTCACGTCGCGGACAAAGATTCATTCTCCGGCTCGAGTGCAAGAGCTGAGGGACAGAACATTCAGAAAGACGCTCAAGTCCCAAGTACGGACACGATAAAATTAGCTTTGTACGGTCGTGAAATTTCAATCGACGACGTTAGAAAGTTAGACGCTAATGTAACCGGTTCGCCTAACGGTTTGCGTCTCTATGCAGATAGACGTCTCGGCGGTTTGGCCGTAAAATTAGCAAAAGAAATTCAAGATCACATGTTAGCAGGAACCGGAGCAACTAATCAGATGCTCGGACTTTCCAACTTTGTGAAAGATGCGGCCGCGGCCGGACAAACTGCTACATTAGGCTTTACTGCTGACGAAATCGCTGCTATGAACGTTCAGGCAGGTTTGAAGTTAGACACGACAGCAAATCAAGACGCCTTTATGGAACTGCTCGAAAAAGAAATCGGCAACGTTCCGGGCGCAAATGCTATTCTCTGTAATACCAATTTAGCCGCTCGTTTGACTACAATTGCAAAGAGAATCGGCGCAGCAGGCGAAACAGTAAACTCTTTCGGAGTTCCTGTAAAAACTATTAACAATATCCCAATTGTTAAACTGCCTGTTTCTGCAATTTCTCAATCAGAATCCGACGGTACAAACGCCGACAATACATCTCTGTATGTCGTGAGATTTGCCGAAGAGTTGGGAGTTGCGTTCAACACTAACTCAGGATTCTATTTCCAAGACTTCCAAGATTACGAAACTAATCCTAGCGGAGTTGCGAGATTACAATTTTTCTTAAATCTCGCTGTTGACACTACTGACGCATTGAGAAGAATCTCCCGAATCAGACTTTAATTAGTCTCCGTCTTAGCCGGGGCGGCTGAAATGTCGCCTCGGTTATAAATTAAGGAGGAAATTAAGAGAATGGCAGAGTATCAAAAAGAATATAAAAAGCTGTTAGGATTCGAGGGAGGTTATATCAATGATCCCGACGATCTCGGAGAGGAGACTTACAAAGGAATTTCCCGGGCAAATTTCCCCGATTGGAAAGGTTGGGTAATTATTGACGAGCTCAAAGAAAATCCCGGATTCCCCGGAGTATTAGACAGAACTAATATGTTAGATGAGGAGGTCCAAAAGTTTTATAAAAGGGAATTTTGGGACAGGTTACAGCTAGATATTATCGGGGGCATAATTGCGGGGGAGATATTCGAGCAGGCGGTAAATCTCGGAGTTAGGACCGCCGCAAAACATTTACAGAGAGCCCTTAATCTGCTCAATAATAATGAGAAATATTATAAAAATATAGATGTTGACGGACAAATCGGGAACGTAACTCTTAGCACTTTGAAAGTTTGCTTGTCAATCCGAAACGAAAAACTGATTTATAACGTTCTCAATTTCTTACAGGGGGCTCGATATATTGAGCTAATGGAGAAAAGGGAAACAAACGAAAAGTTTATCGGCTGGTTTAATCGGGTTGAGGTTACTAAGTGATGACAGATATTTTTTTGAATTACGGAGTTTTAGGAGTGTCGGTTATAGCTATGGCCGGATATATAATGTTTTTGCATAAAGAAGCCCGGAAAGACCGAGAGGAGACTAGGAAAGAGTTTAGTGCCGCACTACATAAAAACACCGAGGCAATAAATAACAATACGAATTTAATTTATAGACTTATCGGGATGTTAGATAATATTAAGGAGTAATGCTGAAATGACGGTTTTATATTGGTTATCCGCTTTTATGTCCTTTGGAATTGCATGGATTATTTATAGGAGCGAGGGGAACGGGCTCAGAAAAGTTTTATTGTTCCTTTTCACTATGTACGGCCTTGAGTTATTTCTTACGGGAGCGACTGCATTTTTGCCCCCGGAAATACTCGGTTCGAATTATGAAAAATTAGGATATGGAATAATTCTCGGAACAGCAGTCGGAACGAGTATCTCGTTCTTTTATATGCTTTTCAGATTTGTACTTAAAAACAAAGAATTAAAATGAGTTTTTTAGATTTTATATCGAACAATGCAAGTAATTTAATTAGCTCGATAACCGGGCTGATTGATAATATTACTACAACAGACGAGGAAAGAGCTCAGCTGAAAAATGCTCTCGAAAAGGAGATCAACAGCTTTATTTTGGCAATGGCTCAAAAGCAAAACGATTACGAAAGAGAGCTCACTCAGCGACAGGCTAACGATATGAAAAGCGATTCTTTCCTCAGCAAAAATATCCGGCCCTTTGTGCTGATATTTATTCTAGTAATGTTTACGATTTTAAGTGTTGGAAATTGGTTCGAATTAAAAGTTTCTCCCGAATATACGGAACTGTTAAAGACTTGGGGAACTCTTGCCTTTACATTCTACTTTGGCGGGAGAACATTTGAGAAAATTACAAAAATTAGGAGTAAAGACTAATGGCAGCAAAAGACGAATTTTTATTCGAATATCAGAACGGCCCCGCAACTTCGGGTTTTTCAATCACTCCCGACGATGTAAACGAGTTAAGTTATGTAACCCGCGCAATATGGATCGGGAGCGGCGGGGATTTAGTCGTCGTAATGAAAGACGGCTCTGAGGTTACTCTTAAAAATGTCGGTTCCGGGATTTGGCTCCCTCTTAGAGTGAAGCAAATTAAGGCAACAGGAACGACAGCGGGCTCAATAGTCGGTTTATATTAAGGAGATCAGAGCAATGAAAATCGGTATTGATTTTAGCATACATGGAATTTTTCAACTGATTAAGCAGTTGCTTAACAAGAGAGTTACTTCGAGCGGGGCTTATAGAATAACAAGCTCCGGGAAATATAGAGGAACAATATAAAAGGAGTTTAGAACTATGCCAATAGACGTAAGAATTAAAGATTTAAGCCCTGAATTATCGGCTGATGACCTCAAGAATAATGAAACAACAATCTTTATGGAGACTGACGACGCAAGTCTAACGCCCCCGGCAGGAGAGGGGAAAGTTCGGATCGATACACTTGCAGAATATAGCAGACGGAAAATGTCGGCCCTTTGGGGAGTCCCGAGAGGGGGATATTACTTTTACGGCTCTAATTATGTAAAAGTACCCGATAATAATAATATCGATTTCGGAGTTAATAATTTTTCTTATGATGTATGGTTTGAAACCGGGGATGATGTTACAACTATACAGGAACTAGTTGAGAAAGGCTCTCCAACAAATGCTGATGTATTGGGGTATGGTTTGTATATATCGTCTGGAAAGCTATACGCAAAAGGTAGTTATACCTCCGCTTATAACGCCTATCTTTTTGACTTATCTGCCAATATTGCCCCGAATACTAAATATCATGCATTAGTATCTATTGATAGAAGAGGCAATGCGGCGTTATTTATAGACGAGGTAAATGTAGCTACGGATATAATATCTACGATGAGCGATGTTTCCGTATCTCAAAACTATGACCTTATCATAAGCAGGAGGTCTTATTCTGATTCCAACTATTTCAAAGGCAAAATATTTTTATCTCGTTTTTGGAATATGGACGTCTCCTCTTACGTTTCCCAACTCTACAACAACGGCCGCCCCGATCTTGCAGAGATCCCCGACGAGTTGAGAGGGGCAAGTATGACGGATTTATACTCTTACTCATCTTCACAAGCTGGTTGGTCGGAGCCGACAACTAAAAATGTAGTCTATGACGGAACAGGCGTAGCCTACTCAGGAGCTAAGATTGTGCCTTATCCAACTATGTTGAAAATGGCAGGGAAGAAAATTAGAATCCCTTATACAGTTAATTCATACACGGGAACGTTTACCCTAAGATATAGAGATAATACAGGAACGTGGATAACTTTCGATACAATATCTGCGGTTGGAAGCAAAGTTATCGAATTGGATGTCCGCGAAGATGTAGGACCTTATGATCTGACTTTGCTTGTAGGTGGAACGTCAACAGACACAATTGATATAACATTCGGAGATATTACCCAAATCGGCTGCACCGCCGAATACCGCCCCGAAAATGCAACAGCGGACATTTGGTATGATTCTTCTCCGAATGGCTTAAATGGCTTTACCGTTGGTAATCCGAGAGTCTTGTTCACCGATGAAATGAAAGACGCACAAGCTAAGGCTTTGGATTTGGTGAGGACTATTGCTTGGAGTGAGCCGAAAGGTGGATATAAATTTGATGGAGTTGATGATGAGGTAACTAGAAATAATTCTGACCTACAATTCGGAGATGTTGACTTTGCAGTAGAGGCATTATGCTATGTAGAGTCTCTAACCCCAAGTGCTGGGACAGCACAAGTTATTTATACGGACAGAGAAAATGTTAATTATATGAACTTTAAGATATACTTAGATGTCAATGGTAACATTGCGTTTGTTTTAGGAGATGGAGTTTCTTCAGAACTTCACACAGCACCAATAAAGCCAACACCTAAAGAATGGTTTCATATAATAGCCATATACAATGCTTTGAATAAAAAAGTGTTTATATACTATAATGGAGATTTAGTCCTATCCGAAAACGTTACAATAACGCCAGCTTATGTCTCAGGAGGGAGAGCTATTGGAGGAAACTATTCTACGCACTTTTGGAAAGGTGGAATAGCAATGGTGCGTTTATGGAATATGGATGTTACTCCTATTATTAGCAATTTATGGAACAACGGTTTACCAGAAAAAGCCGTTATCCCCTTTGAGCTGAGAGGGGCAAATATGACGGAGTTAGCTATAAATGGGGATTTTACAAATTATACAGGGACTCCCGACGATGGGATCTCCGATACGATCTCTGATTGGAACTCAGTTTTATATGGCGGTGATTTAATCGAAATCACTAATACAGCTGTAAGCGGAACAGCTGTAAAATTAACAAAGGGAACTTCAAGCGATACGAGGATAACACAATCTATTGCAGTCAAGCCCAATAAAAAATATGTTTATAGTTTTTACACACGAGGGGACGGAACTAATGACGGGGCTTATCAAGTGTATGATAATTCAAATGGTGCCTCAATAACTAATAACCGTGTTTCAACAGGCGTTAAAGGGACTTCTTATACTAAAATAGAATATCAGTTCATAACACCTCCGGGCTGTACGTCAATAACTATATATTTCTTTGTTTCTCAAACAGCTGGCGCAGGTGCTATTGCATATATAGATAAAGCATCATTAAGGCAAATCGGCCTCACCGCCGAATATCGAGGCGAAAATATGGGCCCGAACGGCTGTCTCGATAGTTCCGGTAACGGATTGCACGGCGTAACGGTCGGCTCTCCAACTGCAATGGATTTTGTTGCTGATTATTCTGAGGTTGCTGATGCTGCAACTACTAAGGCAATGACAAAGAGCTGTCAAGGCGGCAAATCAATTGAGAAAATCCTTATCTACAACACCGGAGCAGCAACTCCGACTCTTAACGTCGGAACGTCGGCAGCTGGATCTGATATTGTAAGCGGAAAAGCTATAAACGCAAACGGCTGGACTGAGATCAGAGGGGCCGATCTGCTCAAGACTTTCTTTTCTGAAAGCACCGATCAAGACATTCATTTTACTTTCTCGGTTGCCCCGGGAACAGGCGAAAAATATAAAATAAAAATTAAGTATGAGGACTAAACAAAATGATACTTAAACCTTATAAAACCGACGGGGAGACTGACACTCTCCATATAAGAGAAAAAAAAGATAAATATTATCTCGTCGATTTTGGCAAAATGGTAACTGATGAGGAGGGGAACGAGACTTTTGAAGTTATCTCCTCAAATGCTACTTTCCTAATAGGAGAGGAGCCGTTTCAACTTACTCAGGCCGAAATTGACGAATTAACCGGGAACAATCAAAATCAAGTTTAATTAAATAGGAGTTTATAAAATGGCAACAGGATTCGGAACCGTAAACAGTAATATTGCAGGCATTAAGAGCATTATCTTAATGAAAAAAGGCTCGTTTGCAGCCCCGACAAATCTTTTCGTCGCTGGATTGAGAGCCCCGGCAACTATGGAAATGGATTACTACAATCAAACGAATGATTATCGAAACAGAGTATTAACACGAAAGAGAAGTTTTAAGCTAGAAACAAAAAGCTATCAGACTTTAATGACTGATCTCAAAAACTTTATGGAGGTTTTCGCTCGAGACGGCGGAGTCGATGCTCAAGTCGCTGCTGAGGGGCTTTATACTGATGTTTCGGACACTAAATCCTATGGCGGAATATTTAATTTTTCCGGCAGCAATTTTTTCGGTCTCGATTTTGAGTTTATGATCGACAACACCGAGAGAGGGATCTCTTTCACTCTCGAGAATGCTTTGCAGGATTTAACCGCTAAGAACATTATTAAGTCAGCAGATACAAACACCTTGCTCGATATTAGCTCCTATGCGGGGACAAATAATCCCGGAGGTTATCTCTTTGGGAACGTTCATCCTCCATTTTTGACAGATGTTTCAATACAGGAAACAGCAGGCGGGGCTTTTACGACTTGGCTCAATGCTGAGAACATTATCGAGAGAAAGCTCTCAATCAAATCTAAATCCGTTAAGAACGAAAGAACAAACAGATCTAGAATATACGGCTTAACTGTTGACTTAGAGATCACGACGGATCAGTCCGGAGTTACCGACTTAGGAAATTTCCTCGATAAGACTGATTATATCGGCGTGCAACTTACAGAGAGCCTCAGCGACGGCTCAACTGATAAGTATATTTTTGAGATCAACACTTTGACAAATACAAAGATTATAAGTCTCGGAGACGAGGAAAGACTATTTAAGTTCAAAGTTTCCGGGGATGTGTCGCTTTACGATTATGCGTTTGACACCATAAATCAAAAATTAACATTCTCAATTTAATGGAGCTAAAAGCAGATGAAAGTTAAATTAAAAAAAGATGCTAAAGTGGTTAAAGTCGTTTTTCGTAAGAAAGACGGAACTTGCATAGTTATAAATGATAACGAGATCAAAAAGGATAAGGGCTCGATCTCTTTCGAGCTTAACGAATATCAAAAATCCTTGACTCAAGATGCTGAGCTCGAGGTTTACGATATGACAGGCAATATTCCAAAAATAATAGAGACGGGGGACAATGAGGCCGGAGATAAAAGTAAAAACTGATTTAACGATAAACGAATCGAAAAGAGTCGCGGAAATATTAAAAAAAATGAGTTCCCCCGATCCCTCGACGATAGTCGCCGAGTTGACGGGGGACGACTTAAAAGAGTTCCTTGATATTGTTACTGAAAAGCCCGAGGGATTCGATGTCGGGGAACTGAAAGAGAGTGAAGCTCTTGAGATATTTAAGGATTTTTTTTTAAGTCGAATCGAGTTCGCAAAGAATACGATTCTAAATTCAAGGTTTTAGAGAAAGAAACAAAAAAAGCACTTGACGAATATGTGAGTTTGACAAATTTTAGACCGAAAACGTTTCAATCCGAAATAACCCTCGATTATTTCGATGCAATCCTTTTTTATATAACGGACGGGGATCCCGGGGCAATGCTAGAACTCCGGAACGCCCCGACGAGCTTTATATATGATGTTTATTACACTAAGAGAGTTAATTTCCTTAATAATCTTTACGCACAAATCGAAAATTTCAAGAGGTTAAATAAATGAAAGAGATTAAACTAAAAATTATTATTGACGGGAGAGAGGCGGTTGCAACTCTGAACACAACAGAGGCCGAGATAAACGATAATATTAAGGCAATGCAAAAACTTGCTCAGGCAAGTCAGCAGGTAACCTCCGAGAATAAGGCACTCGCTCAAACGTCTCAATCAGTTGCAAAAGGCTCTAAGACTATGGAAATGGCTCTCGGGCAATTTGGTTGGGTATTAGGCGACGCCTCGACGTTCTTAGTTTCTTTTCGCATGGGATTGATGTCGATTGCGAATAATATCCCTATGGTAGTTCAATATTTCTCAATGGCTAGTCAAGAGGCTAAGAGCATGGGGCAATCAATCGGGCAAACGCTAGTAAACGCATTGAAAGGCCCCGGCGGTTTAATGCTGGCAATTAACGGAGTGATGCTATTGATGCAAGTTTTACCTCAGATGTTCAAAGATACGACCGAGGAAATAAAAGATCAGGCTGACGAAATAGACAGACTGACTCAGAAATATAAAGATTTTACAGTTGCACAAATCCGGGAGACGCTGAGAAAGAAAGAGGACGAGCTCGCAAAGCTAAAGGAAAGAGTAAAGAAAGAATATAACCTCGCTTCAAATACGCTCGTTCCTCAGCATAAAGACCCGGAAAAGGATCCGGAGGTTTTGGCATTAAAGGCACAAATAGAGGAATTAAAAACGGTTCTTTTTAATACCGGATTAATCGCCAACTTAGAGAACAAAATCCGCATTAACAGAGAGAAGCTCAAAAAGCTGAATCGTGAAAATTATGATATTATTGTGGAGGAGGCCGAAAGTTACGAGGACGCTGTTGCTATTCTTAATAGAGTTATTGCAGCAGACGAGAAATTTCTCAAAATAGAAAAGGAGAGGGGAAAGGTTAAAAAGAGCAAAGCTCCTGAATATAACCTCGACGAAACTCAATTCGCTCCGAACAGTCAACTAGAGGATATTGAGGGACTGTTCAAAGAGAAACTTTTCGCAACTGAGGAGGATCTTGCTAAATTACGCTCCCGGGGAGTTCAGGACGAAATCGAACGGCAGCAATTACTCCTAGACATAGAGTATAATATTGAACTCGAAAAGCTCAAGAATTACGAGAACTTTACAGAAGCAAAGGCCGCACTCGACGAGCAGTATATTAGCAGAAAAGCAGCACTCGAGGAAATGAGTCAACAGAGATCAATTCAAAATATTTCTCAATCTTTAGCAATGGCAGGAGGTTTATTTGCCGAGCATACGGCCGCTTATAAGGCTCTAGCTGTCGCTCAGGCGATATTTGACACCTATAAGGCCGCAAACTTAATGCTCTCCTCAGCTCCGCCGCCGTTTAACTTCATAATGTCCGGGCTCGCAATAATGCAGGGTTTGAGGAACGTTCAGGCAATAGCAACAACAACAATCCCCGGATATGCAAAAGGCGGCGTAATTGTCGGGGAAAACGGTCCGGAAGTGATTGCTCCGGCTCAGGATTACGCGTCAGGACAGGCTCAGCTCGTACTTCAAACAATTAGGACAGTCGAGGCTAACTTAAAGAATCGGCCGGGCGGATCTTACGCTCTGGATAAAAAGCTCGATCAACTAAATCAAAACATTCTCAAATTAGCAGAGAGGCCTAATCAAATCAATTTAACAGACAGAGCCTCGAAAGATATTGCAATTGTAGGATTGAGAGAAATTCGGAGGTCTAGCTTATGAGGTTCAAAATAGAGTTTCAAGAATATTCTGTTAGTAATTGGGTCGATTGGACTGATTATCTAGTCGATATTTCAGACGTGGAATATAAGCTCGAAAGTGAGGACGTAACCTCCGGCGGAATTATGCTTTTTGATTCGCTTAAAATGTCGCTGAAATATGAGTATAACAACGCCGTTTATAATAAATTTTACAATCTTACAAATGCGGGGATATATTTAATTAAGGTTAAAATTTTAGACTCCGTTAATACAGAACATCAGATTTTTGAGGGGATTGTAGATTTTGAATCCCTCGAAATGAATGAGGGGGAGGAGATCATTCACCTCGAGTTGCTCGATAAATTGAGCGCATTAAGAAAATTAGCAGCAACAAACGCCCGAGCGAAAAATATCTCAGTCGCAACGCGTGTAAGTTTACCCCCCGGTTATGATGTTTATTTTATGAAAAGCGGAGTCAACATAATTGACGTTAATGTTTTGCAGGGCCCCGTTAACAGCCCGACGGCAATGGCAAACACTCCGGCTAATGCGTTTACTCCCGGGGAAATTATCGAATATTATGACGGATCCTCAGCGGAATATCGTTCTTTGCTCGTTAAAGAGTTCTGGACGGAAACGGACGATTACAACAATGACCCGAATTTGAGATATACAAAGGGAGTCATTCAATACGTCGATAATTACTCGTTTCCGACGTCTCCGGTTCTTATGAACTCCGCTCAGGGTTGGGAAAAGAATTTTTATTCTGTCGATTGCTACAAAGCCGGAACCGGAGTTTATGGGCCGAATGTAAGGGGCTTTGATGCCGTGAAAATGATTGAGGCAATCTTAAAGCAAAAATGGAACGTTACTTTAACATTAAAGGGGATTACAGAGAAAATAATTCCCTTAGAGCACTATGAGGACACCCTCGACGATAGACCTCTCGGGAGTGATTTAGTCTCGGCTCTCAAATATTTGGCCGAAACTTGCGACTCATATTTGTACTTCGGGCAGAACTCATATCCGACTTTGCAGGCGCGGGGATCCTTAGCAACGTCGGGGACTACTAGAACGCTGATAGATGAGAGCATTTTGAGTGAGAAATTACAGTATTATTTTGCAAGAAAAGCCGACGCTGTCGAGGTTACTGTTAAAAGCTGGTTAAAGGATTCTAACGGAAACAAGCTCGAGGGCTCCTATACTTGGCAAGAGAACACCGGAGCGACTCCCGTCAATAAAATGAGCAGGACAATAATTTGCGACGATGCGACAGCGAGCTCTCAAAGTGATTTAGATAACTTAGCAATGCAAAAGGCCCTCTCACTTTCTAGCTTTTACGCTCAGCATCATAGGGCTTTTAAGTATAAATATAAGATCGACGATAACTCAATCAGCTTTAGCCTTTTAGATAACGTATCAAATGACAAGTATTTCGATTCGCTGAGAATTGACTTTGTGAAAGGAGTTGCTGAGTTCACTCTCGTTGAAATTAACGACGTGAAATTTTTATATAATTTATCCACACCTCAACAATAGGAGTAAGAAAATGAGCTTAATCACTATTTTAATTCTATTGGGTTTAGTCGGATTTATAACCGGGGAAAGAGAGACGATCCGGCATTTCCAAATCAATGAGAATTGGCAGAGAAAGCCTTTGCTTTACCGACTGAGAAAGAAGTTCCCGGAGCTTTGGAGCTGGTACGTCGGGAATAAGTGGAAATATAAAAACAGGATCGTTCAATTTTTAATGAGATACCCTTTAGCAATGTTCAAAGACGGTTGGCACTCTCTAAAATCGACTGAGATCCTGATTGTCTGCTTTATTATTGCCGATTTAACGCCTTACGTCTTTAATTTATGGATTATCCCCCCGGTAATTACTGAGGGATTGCTTTATTATATTGTGATAGGGATCACGTTTAATATTAGTTATCACACCTAA